CTAACTTTGTAGAGCCAGGTGGAACACAGATTCGTGTTGGTACTAACAACAGTGGTGCTGATGCTTATGTACCTGCTTCACTAGTAAACGCCTTCTATGATGCCGCTGCGGCTCTAGATGAGAAGGGTGTTTCAACTGAAGGACGTGTAGGTGTACTTAACCCTAGACAGTACTATGAACTAATCCAACAGGTTGGTGAGAACGGACTCGTTAACAGAGACGAGCAAGGTGACTCACGTCAGTCTGGTAATGGTATCGTTGAGATTGCAGGCATCAAGATCTACAAGTCAATGAATATTCCATTCTTTGGTAAGTTCGGTACTAAGTACGGATCTGCAAATGCAACTACTCCTGGTGTAACTGATCCTGGTAACACTGGTTCATTCGTTGCTGAGTCAATGGGTGATCAGCAGGAGAACGCTACTCCTTCAGGTCAGAAGACAGTTAACGACTACGGTGAAGAAGCTAAGTTCGATCACTCTTGTGGTCTTATCTTCCAGAAAGAAGCCGTTGGTTGTGTAGAGGCAATTGGACCTCAAGTTCAAGTTACTTCAGGTGACGTGTCCGTGATTTATCAGGGAGATGTTATTCTAGGTAGGTTGGCTATGGGTGCCGCACCTTTAAATCCAGCTGCTGCTGTAGAACTCGTTGCGGGTGCTGCTGCAGGTGCAGGAAACAACGCTGCATTCTAACTTATTATTCATATGGGGAGGCTTCGGTCTCCCTTTTTTATTACAAAATTTTTTTATGGCTTCCACGACAATTGATACCGAGACCGAACTCTCCGCTGTAAATGCTATCTTGGGAGCTATTGGTCAATCACCAGTAACCTCAATAGTAAAAGAAAATCCAGAAGTAGGGTTTATATATAATCTATTAAGAGATGCGAATGTAGATGTACAGAATGAAGGCTGGCATTTTAATACAGAAAAACATGTAACATTCACACCTGATAGTAATGGTAAGATACAGATAGCTAATGATATATTAAAGATGGATACTACTGATGGTTGGGTAGACAGAACTCATGACGTAGTGAAAAGGAATGGATATCTTTATGATAAGTATAATCATACAGATGACTTCTCTGATCATACTTCAATTGATTTAGATATAGTAAGACTACTATCCTTTGAAGATCTACCTTCACCATTTAAAAGATATATAATACATAAAGCTTCAGTTAGAGCTGCTACACAGTTAGTAGGTAATCCACAATTAGCTCAATTATTAGCTCAACAAGAAGCTATTTCAAGAGCTACAGTAATGGAGTATGAATGTAATCAAGGTAATCATACTATGTTTGGTCTACCAGAAGATTCTGTCTATACTGCATATCAACCTTGGAGGTCTCTAGGAAGATAATGGCAGGAGTAACACAAACAATAGATACATACTTTGCTGGTATGTCACAACAGCCAGATCTAAAGAAGTTTCCAGGTCAATTAAAAAATATAGTTAATGCTATTCCTGATATAACTGAAGGGTTATATAAAAGACCTGGATCTGAGAGAATAGGTACTCAGGAAAATAATGGACCATTAACTACAAATAAATATAGTACTTCATCTATACCTTCTGGTGGTTCTTGGTTTCATTATTATAGAGATGAAACAGAAGGTTCTTATATAGGACAAGTAGACAGTACTGGTAAGGTTAGAATATGGAGTTGTAACGATGGTACTGAAAAGAATGTATGGTATCATACAGATAATAGTACTTATAGCGGAGGTAACTCTGATCATACATCTATTACTTCTTACCTAACTCCTAGTAGTGCTGCAGCTACAGAAGATATACAAGCATTAACTATTAACGATACTACATTCTTAAATAATAGAACTAAAACTGTAGGTACCACAGGTACAACGGATGCTAGAGAACACTCACACTTTGCATTTATTGATTTACTCAGATCAGAAAATGGTAGACAATATGCTGTAAACATATATAGTAATGAAACACCAACTACTATAAAAAGAGCTACTAGAGTCAAAATAAAATCTGATACTTTAGTTGAGACAGGTGGTTCTGCTCATTGCCCTGGTATAGGTACTCAGGTATTCTCTGCAACTGCTGCTGGTAGTTACTCAGGTACTAATATAGTTAGCATTAAAAATAGCAGTGGTACTAATTTAACTTCAGATAGAGAGAATCTCATATTCCGTATAACAGCTCTTGGTCAACAAGGTCAGGTAGGTAGTTGGGATCATGAAGCGGTTTCTTTACATACAGCTTTTGCTTGTACATACAATAGACAAATTGTTTTATTACATGGAGGAGAAGGATGGAATGTTGGTGATGAAGTAACAGTAACTTTAGATCAAGCCCAAGATAATTTTAATTACACTGTAGTTGTAGAAGAAATAGAAGAGGTACAGGTTAAGGCTAATATTAAAGCTGTTAGACCTACTCCTACTCCTTTTGATGCAGATACTGCAGTAACTGTTGATGCTATAATAGGAGGTATAACAGCTGAATTATCTGGTACTAGTATAAATTATGTTGTCATAGGTAGTGGTATCTATTTACATTCTAGTAATGCTTTTAGTGTTGAAGTCACTGACAAAGACTTGATGAGAGTAATGCAAGCCCAAGTTAATGATGTATCAGAACTACCAATTCAGTGTAGAGATGGTTACATATTAACAGTAAAGAATGCAGAAGCTTCAGATGAAGATGATTACTATCTTAAGTTCAATGGTAATGATGGTCTTGATGGTCCAGGTGCTTGGGAAGAGTGTGCGAAACCTGGAATAGTTAAAAGTTTAAATCCTACAACTATGCCACACGTTCTCGAACGTCAAGCAGATGGAGATTTTTTAATCAAAAAACATTCATGGGCAGATCGACTTGTAGGTGATGATACTACTAATGCGTTACCTAGTTTTGCTGATGGTACATCTAAAATAAATAAAGTAGTATTCTTCCGTAATAGAATTGCATTTTTATCTGGATCTAATATAATATTAGGTCAACCTGGAGAATTATCTACACCAAATTTCTTTGCTAAAACAGCCCTAGCTGTAAGTGCTATAGATCCTATTGATATATCTTGTGCTTCTGTGTTTCCAGCTGAATTATTTGATGCAGCTGAAGTACCTAGTGGTTTAGTAGTTTTCAGTACAAACCAACAGTTTTTATTATCTACTGATGCAGAGGTAATGAATCCAGATACTGCTAATTTAAGGAGTATCAGTGCGTATAACTATAATAAAAATGTACCTCCTATAAGTATGGGTACTACTATAGGATACATAGATAACTCAGGTAAGTACAGTCGTTTCAATGAAATGGCTAATGTACAAAGAGAAGGTGAGCCAACAGTTATTGAAACTAGTAAATTAGTACCTACTCTATTACCTAAAGATATAGATTTATTAACAAATTCTAGGGAAAATTCTATAGTATTATTCAGTAAAACTGATTCAGATTTAGTGTATGGTTATAAGTTCTTCAATGCAGCAGAGAAAAGAGAGCAGGCAGCTTGGTTTAAGATTAAATTAAATAATCCTATTAAGTATCACTTTATCGTTGATGATGAATATTTCTTCTTAGACACTGATAATTTTCTGCAAAAAATTTCTCTGATGCAGCAGGATACAGATCCTGATATTGAAGAAGATTCTGTAAATTATCTGATACATTTAGATAACTGGACTACTATAACTAATGGAGTTTATAATGAGGCTACTAAACTAACTACATTTACTGACAATTCAGATTGGATAGATCAAGTGACTTCGCCTAATGGTACACTAGTATTAGTAGATACAAATTCTAATTCTACAAGAGTTGGACGGTATGCTGAATGTACTGTTATCAACGGAGATGATTTTACAGTACCTGGAGATTGGTCTACTGGTATATTCTATATAGGATACCTATATGATTATCAAATAGAGTTTCCTAAATTCTATCTAACTCAAAGTCAAGGTACTAAATCAAGATCTGATGTAAATTCATCTCTTACTCTACATAGACTTAAGTTTAACTTTGGTAAGTCAGGACTATATACTACTACTTTAAAAAGAGTAGGTAAAAATGATTATGTAGAAACATATGAATCTACTTTTGCAGATGATTACTTAGTATCAGATGCTCCTTATGTACCAGATCAAGTACAAACAGTACCTGTATATGAGAATACAAACAATGTAGATGTACACCTTTCATCTTCACACCCAGCTCCTGCCACATTACATGCTTTGTCATGGGAAGGAGATTATATACCTAGAAACTATAGACGTGTCTAAATACATCCATCCGATAACAATGGAGGCTGCCCTAGAGGTGGCCTCTAATTTACGTCCAGAAGACCGTAGAGAGGTCGAAGAAGGTCATGGGTATGATCCAATAGAGTATGCTAAATTCATCGCTCAGGAGGGCTCTGCTGTGTATTTCACAGTGCCTAACGGCAAGACTGCTGGTATGGCTGGAGTCGGTCCAGAAGGAGCTATATGGATGATATGCACACCCGCTATTAAAGATTACCCACATACGTTTGCAAAAGAATCCAAGAGGTTTGTTGAGAGTAGAACAGAACCTTTACTTTGGAATGTTGCAGATAGACGGAATACAGTCCACTTAAAACTACTCAAATTCTTAGGATTCAAATTCTTGAGGGAACTCAAGTATGGTCCTAACCAATTATCCTTTATCGAGTTTTGCCGTGTGTGCAGATCCTAATGCTGGAGCTAGAGCTGCAGCCAGAGAAAGACATAGAGAAAAAGTCTTTAATTACGCAAGTAATTCATTAAAATACTGGAATAGAGAAACTGATTTTAAAGCTAAAAAACAATTCATTCAAGGTGTTGGTGAATCTAGACAGCTAAGTGACATACGTCAAGCTGTTATGAATAAGAGATCTGCAGGTTTATCTGCTAAAGAAAAAGCTTCTAGATCTTATTCAGCTTCTCAATATGTTAATGAAGGTGGAGGCTCTAGATCCGCTGGTAGAAATAAATATTTAGAACTGCTAAACGCAGAATCTAAGATAGATTCAGGTATAGCTAAGATGGCTGGGAGAGGCCAAGGTATGTTATTAGAGCAACAAAGAAGAACAAGATCGTCTATGCTTTCTAAAAACGTAAAAGCATTAGGAACGAGACCTGAGTTTGGTGCTCCTGTTACAATGCCAGGTAGAGATACTGGTGCTATGTTTATGGGTGCCTTAAGTACTGGTTTGTCCATAGCTTCCTTGTTTGTTCCAGCTAGTGATGTTAGATTAAAAGAAGATATAGAGCAAGTAGGAGTATCTCCTGATGGACATAAGATATATGAGTTTAACTATATTGGTAAACCTACAAGATACCGTGGAGCTATGGCTCAAGATGTAGTTAAGATAGATCCTATGGCTGTAGCTATTAGATCTGATGGATACCTTGGAGTCCACTATAATAAAATTGACGTTGACATGGAGGTGATCTCATGAGTACTTTTCAAAAGATGCTGAGTCAGTATCAAGGTAATTTACCTGATATAAGTGATACTAACTACCAATCAGACCTAGATTATACTCTTACTGAGGAAGTAAATAAAGAGATAGATAATGTGAAAACTGATTTCGCTCAGCGTACTGAAGAGGCTATTGCTATAGCTCAACAAGCTGCTGATAGTAAACGAAAGCAGTTAGAAGCTCTAGCAGGTTTAATTGGGACTGGTAAAGAGCTACATGATTATTGGAAAGCAAAAGATTTAGCTAAAGCTCAATATGATCAAGTACATAAAACTAATCTAGAAACAGCTAAGATACTTAGTAATAGTGAAGTAAAAACAGAAGCAGAATATCAAGCAGGTGGTGAACCTGACTGGTATGGTATGGATGCTAATGACTATGTATATAGAAAATTTACTTCAGATCATTGGAATGAATTAAATGATCGTGGTTTAATAGGTAAGAAAATAATTGATGGTAAAGAAGAACTATACATAAAAGAAAAAGGTTTTGAATATATTGACAAGAAGCTTAGAGAGAAAGATGCTAAATGGGATTTACAGAATCAAAAACTAATTAATCAACACGAAAAGGAATTATTTGAAGCACGATCAGATCAGCTTGATATAAATCAAAGATTAGAGTGGGTAAAAAATAACAGAGCTACTGCTGATGAGCTGAATGCTAGAGAATTACAGTGGCAAATAGTAGAAGATTTTGATGCTATATTCCCTTCACTCTTACGTGTTAAGAAGCTGCTTCCAGGCATGGATCAACCTATGAGCTACATGGATGCTACTAGTAAAGATGCTACAGCAGAAGATGCTGCCTTTGCTTCAGTATTACTACGTGATGCTTTAGCAGATTACTCAGCTTTCAACCAAGATTATATAAATAAGATAGGGGAGAAAAGATATAGAGATGAAGTCTTCCCTGATCTATATGAGCAAGCTCAAGTAACTCATAAGAAATTTATGGGTGTAGCTTTAGAGACTGCAAGATCTGATAATAGAAATGCTAATGCTAAAGCTTTCGCTGCTACATTTAAGCGTGAAGGTATAAACGCTATGGTTGGTCCTTCAGGTTCAGTTAGTGTCTATGAAAGGACACTAGATGGTGGTAAGGATAATGGTATGGGATTTGCTAAATCAGCTAATATGATTACCCATGCCGTAAACCAAGGATATCTAACTGGTAGAGATCTACAAGATGCTATAGATACTCCATTCCGAGCTAGAGATGGGAGCATGACTACTCTAGAAGAACTTAAACCTGAAATATACAATCAACTTCAAGTCGTAGCTCAGAAAGATATGCAAGAGGAGTTAAAGCGTGAGAAGGCTGAAACAGCTAGTGATATCCTACAACAAACTGCTAACATACAAGACCAAGCTAAAGAACAGAATTGGTCTACTGATGAAACAAAAGCACAAGCCATGAAGACATGGACAGAATTAGCTAAGAAACATGGACTACCTTTAACTAATCAAGCTTTTGATGAAATAAATTCTCTTGCTACCTATGGTCAAACAAGAGCAGAAAGATCAGGTGATGCATTACTTGAACTTCAAGGTCAAGAAGCTAGAGGTGAACTATTATCTACTGACTTGATTTCTAGACTAGAACCAGAATTACAACAGGCTTGGGAAGACAAAGCTGCAATACTAGGTTCAGAAGGTTTAACTACTCAAGAACTAGAAGATGCTGATGCAGAATTCGTAGAGATAATAAAAGACTATAAAGTACATGGTACAATAGATCAGAGATTAGGTCCAAAAATGAGACTAGCTAGAACAAGAATGCTTAATCTTTATAATGCTACTTTCCAACAATTAATGAGATCTGATAATAGAGAGGATACATTAGCTGCTAAACAAGATAATAAAATAAAAGCAATGGATATAGTTAAGAATGAATTCAATACTATTAAGGATAAAAATCCTGATAATCATTCTCAGAAAATATTTGGAAATAATATAGTTCCTGACTATAGATTAGAAGTTGCTAATGAAGCACAGTTAGTACAGTATCTAAGTGCTACTGAGAAACCAGCAGATAGTGCATTATATTGGAATGCTGGAGAACAGGAAGCTATTATAAATAGTTTAGCTGCTGAAGAAAGAGGTGAACCCATCTCTGGTTGGTGGACAGATAAAGCTAAATACTTCCCTAATATGACTGGTAGAGAACTCTTTAAAAAGAGAACTGAAATGACAGCAGACTTAAGAGAAGGTGAAGTAGGAGATATTAAGATTGAAGATAAGTTCCAACTTAGAACTTTAGCTGTTAAACCAAACCCTGCCAAAAATGGTCAATGGATGGCTGTTCCAGATAATACAGAGAACATGTTAACTGAATTACAAGTTAAAGATGCAGACTATAATAGTACATTTAGAGTTTCTGAAAAGGTTCCAGAGTTTGATCCTTCACAAATGACTCTTAGAGAATTACTACAATTACGTGTAGATCATTATGGTAATTGGAATGATGATACAGGTTTAGGTATCTACGATATGCAGATGAAAGAACTTGTGGAGATATTAAAAATACCAGGAGTTGTAGAACGTGTAGGTGGTGGTGACGCTGTATTTGATGAGAAAATGCAGAAAGAACTAATGAAGATTAAAATTCAAATTAAAGCTAATCAAGCTGGTAGTATGAAGAGTTTTAACAATAGTTATAGAAAACCAAATCAAATTACTGAGGAAGAACAAGTTGCTTATACTGGAATAGTATCAGGAGCATATGGAGAAGAAATTGCTAATGATCCCTTCCGTCAATTAAATACATTAACTAGTGAAGTTGCTAAGGTAGCTTTAGAAGACGTTATGGCTTATGCTTAATTATTACTAAGGTAAATATGGAAAATGAAGAAAAAGGTCTGGTAGACAAAGAGCTACTAGACCAAGCTTCTTATGTACTCGGAGGGATTCAAACAGGAATTGAACAATCTGATGAGCTACAAGAACAACAGATAGCAGAAGATGCTACTATACAAGCTGAACAAGACGATCCTAGAAACAGAGAACAATGGGGTCTCCCAGGTGTAGCTGAAGAGTTAAAGTCAGCTGTATTAGGTGGTGTTCAAGATACTGCTTCATCAATACAAACTTTTCCTGAACGTGCTATTGATACATTATCAGGTGAAGTAAGTAGAGAGAAGAAAGAGAAAGGCTATTATCAACCAGAGTGGACACCTTTTGTAAATGAAGAAGATCCTATCATCACTAAAACGTGGTGGGGTCAGATGCTAAGAGGTGTAGTACACTTCGGTACAATGGCAGCTGGTGTAACAGCAGCAACTAGTGCAGCTGGAGTATCAGCTCCTGCATGGTTAACTGGTATGGCTGGTTATGGTATGATAAGAGCAGCTGGTATAGGTGCTGTATCTGACGTTATATCTCATACAACAGACGGTGAGAACGCATTAGGAATGATGCGAGATCGTTTTGGTTGGATGGATACACCTTTAAGTACTAGAGATACAGACCATCCTTTAATGATGAAATTCAAAAACATCGTAGAAGGTATGGGTATTGGTATACTCTTTGATAGTGCAGCAATGGCACTTGGTAAAGGCAGTTCCTTTGCTAGAGCACAGGTAGCTGAAAGAGGTGCTAGTGTAGAATTACAAACAATAAGAAAAGGTATCCAAGAACTTAGGAAAAATGAGTTCGGATTTAGAGCTAGTAAAAACTCACCCGTAGCTGGTAGACATCAGGGTAATCATTTATCCCAAGATAAAGATCCTTTCGTTGTTTGGGAACGTAACAAAAGAATAAGAACTGAATGGGGAGCAGAGGAAGGTTCTGCTGGTAATGTATCAACACCTGTTCAAAGAGAGAGAATTGCTAGAGAAACTGGACTAACTGAAGAGTTAGTTGTAGATACTCTATCAAGACTATATAGTGCGGAGAAATTCCAACAAGTATTGAAAGCTGTAGATGGTAATAAGAAACGTCTAATAGAAGTATTTGGTGACGCTATCGCAGCTCATCAACGTATTACTTTAGGACGTAATGCCGCTGAAATGACAGCTGAAGAATACTTAGAAGAGGTATTAGAAACTTCAATTAAGTTTGATGTTACTGATATAACTGGTAGAAAGATAGATGAGATCACCACTATTACAGCTCAGAATGTTGTCGTTAGTGATCTAGTTGTATCCACACTACTACAACAATTAAGAGATTTAGGAGTTGCTGGTAGGGAGATTGGCAATTGGGACAACCTATTAGATATAGATGGACCAGCTGACCAAATCTTAGATACTATGCTTACAGCTATCTCTGAATCTAAGAGAGCTAAGTATACATTATCTCAAGAGTTCCGTAACTTAGGAGCTAAGAGACCTGCTGCTATACAAGAAGCAGTACAGCAAGAAGTTAAAGATGCTAGAGAAACTATTCAGTCTATACTTAAAATAGCTAATAAAGATGAAGATGGAGATTTAGTACTAGCTTTGTTTGAAGCATTCTCATCAATGAAAACAGTTAACACTGTAGATGACTTTACTCAATGGGCTAGGAAGATGATCCGTGGTGGAGAGGTTGAAGGTAAAGCACAGGTAGGAGCTATGGTTAGAGAACTCCAAGGAGTTATGATACATAGTGTTCTAAGTGGTCCTAAGACTCCTATGAGAGCTATTATAGGTACAAGCACTGCAACCTTCTTAAGACCGTTTGCACAGGCTATAGGAGCTGGTATAAGCTTACCATTCACAGGTGATACAACTACCTTAAGAGCTGGTTTATCATCAATTAATGCTATGATGCAAGCTATTCCAGAGTCATTTGAGTTATTTAAAACTAAGTTAAACTCATATTGGACTGGAGATATAGCTACTATTAAGACTAGGTTTGCTGAATATACTCAAGGTGATGATAACTGGGAGATATTAAGGAGATTCTCTGAAAGTGATCAGGCTACAGCTGGAGATAAAGCTGCATTTGCTATGGCAAATATGTCTAGGAACTTAAATAATAATAGTTTCCTCACATACTCTACTAAGATAATGGCAGCTACTGATGATGCTTTTGCTTATATCTTAGGTAGAGCTAAGATGAGAGAGAAAGCCTTACGTTCTGCTATAGATGCTAAGAACAAAGGAGCATTAACAGCTTATAATAGTGTTACTCCTGAACTAGTTAAACTATATGAAGAAGATTTCTATGCACAGATATTTGATGGTAATGGTAATATTATAGATGCAGCTACTAAGTTTGCTCGTCAAGAAGTTACACTAACCCAGGAATTAACTGGACTTGTTGCAGGTTTAAACTCAGTATTCCAACAGACTCCATGGGCTAAACCTTTCTTCTTATTTGCTAAGACTGGAGTTAATGGTCTTAATCTCACTGCTAAACATACACCAGTTCTTAACTTCTTAGTTAAAGAGTGGAATGATATAGCATTTGCTAATGCAAATAACCCTAGATCAATGGAAGCTGTAGCTAAATATGGTATTACTAATGCTGCAGAACTAGCTAATGCTAAGGCATTACAAGTTGGTAGATTGTCTATGGGTAGTGCTGTAATTAGTATGGGTATCTATTCTTACTTAAGCGGTAATATTACAGGTAATGGTCCTGTTGATAGACAACAGAGACAGATGTGGATAGATGGTGGTTGGAGACCTAGACAAATTAAACTAGGTGATGTTTGGATTGGATATGATTCATTTGAACCATTCAACCAAATATTAGCTACTATTGGTGATATAGGTGATGCTAGTCAACTTATGGGAGAAGAATGGACTGAAGATCAGTTCCAAAAGATCTCTCTCATTGTAGCCCAAGGGTTTACAAGTAAGTCTTATCTAGCTGGAATGCAACAGTTTGTTGAGTTATTCAGTGGAAGACCTGGACAATTTAATAGAATTGTAGCTGGTTTACTAAATAATCAGATACCTTTAGCTGGTATTAGAAATGAATTTGGTAAACTAATCACACCATATACCCGTGAATTAAGTTCTGGTATTGGAGACGCACTAAGAAATAGAAACTTAGCATTTGAGAAATTCCCAGGTGAAGATCTACCTATTAAATATGATCTTTTGAATGGTAAGCCGATCAAAGAATGGGATCCATTAACTAGAATGTGGAATGCTGTAAGTCCTGTACAGTTTAACTTAGATTATTCTGAAGGAAGAAACTTCTTATTTAGATCAGGTTATGATTTAAGAATGTCTACTTATTATTCACCTGGACCTAATAGTATTAACTTAACAGATTCTCCTATGATACGTTCTAAGTATCAAAAAGCTATCGGTGATCTAAACTTAGAAAAAGAACTAACTAAACTATCTCGTCAAAAGAAAATTATTGAATCCATTTTAGAAATGGAGAAAGATATTAGAGATGGTAATAGAGGTGAATTTGAAGCTAAAGATTACTATCATAACAAAATGATAGGTAAAGTATTTACTAGAGCTAGAAAACAAGCTTGGTTAAATATTAAAGGAGAAGAATTAGTACAAGAATTATCTAGTGAACAAATAGGTAAAAAATTAAAGAGAAAACAGAAGACCGCCCAAACCTCTTTTGATGAAGTCCTAACAATTTATAAATAAACAATGCCAAATAGTTATTTACAGTATACTGCTGACGGCGCAGATACTAAAACAGGAATAGCGATTCCTACATTCAAAAAAGAAGAAATAAAAGTTCGGGTTGATGGGGTTCTCAAAACTGAGGGTAGCGGTCAAGATTATGAAATTACTAGTTACTCTACTTCATCCTTTACTATAAATTGGAAAGATACAGCTAGACCAACAAGCCCAAGTGTAGTCCGTGTATACCGTATTACGGACATATTAAATAATGCTGGAACAGATGTAGAAGGTAAAGCTACATATCAAGCTGGTTCTTCTGTTAAAGCAGGGGATCTAAATGATAACCAAAAACAAGTTTTAAGAGCTTTAGAAGAAGAAAATGAACATCTAATACAGTCTTGGGATATACAAGATGGTTCTGTAACAAGTGCTAAATTAGACACTAATATAGATATAGCTGGTACACTAGATGTCACAGGTGCTACAACATTAGATAGTACATTAAGTGTTGCTGGAACTACTACAGCTGCTGCTATCAATGCAAGTGGGGCTGTCGGAGTAGATGGTAACTTTGATGTTAATACTAATAAATTTACTGTAGCAGCATCATCTGGTGATACAACTATAGCAGGTACATTAGGAGTAACGGGTAATACAACACTAACTGGAGCTTTTACTGCTAATGGTGGAGCTGCAATAGATAATATTCAAATTGGAGTAACTGGTGATAATGAAATTGATACCCAATCTGGAAACTTAACTATCGATTCAGCTGGTGGTACAGTTACTATTGATGATAACCTTACTGTTACTGGTGATATAAGTGTAAGTGGTACATTTAATGCTAATACTATTGATGGTTTAGATTCTAGTCAATTCTTAAGATCAGATGCAACAGATACTTTCACAGGTACTGAACTTATTATTGCAGATAATAAACATTTACAGATAGGAACAACTGGTGGTGGGTTTAGTCTACATCGTGATACCATTGGTGGTTCAGGTATGTTTCTAACTGAGACAGGTATGCATGTTTATTATGCAGGTACTAATGGTTCTACATTTAGAACTGGAGCTAACCAAAAAGATGTAGTTAAATTTGTTAATAGTGGATCTAGATGTAAAGTTGAGTTATACGAAGGTGCTGATAGTTTAGCATCGACAACAAAACGTTTAGAAACTACATCTACTGGTGTAACTATTACAGGTGAACTTAAGACTACAACTCTCGAGATAGGCGGTACTGATGTCACATCTACAGCTAATGAGTTAAATATATTAGATGGTGTTACTGCAGATAAAGATGAATTGAATTTATTAGATGGAGTAACTGCTACTACTACTGAACTTAATTATGTAGACGGTGTAACTTCTAATGTTCAGACTCAGTTAAACGCAAAGCAACCACTCGATTCAGAACTAACAACTCTTGCTGGGATGCAAGGTGGTACTGCATCTATTCTTGCAAGTGGTACGGCTCTTACCTCGACTACTGCTGAACTTAACTTGTTGGATGGCAAGAGCATTGTCACATCAGTTAGCGGTAGTTCTACTGACGTACAGTTACCGACTGCAAAAGCCGTTAACGATCAGATAGTTAACTTACTCAATGAAGCTGGTGGTTTCGTACCAATAGCAAATGAAGTATCTTTCCCTAACGCTAACCCTGACCCTAATGATGGAGCAGGTACCATTGTATCTATTGCAGACGCAGGTGGTGTTGTAGTTAATGGGTCTGGTGTAAGTACAACTGGTCGTACATTAGGTGGTACAACTGTAACCATTAATGGTATTGATTCTTCTCTTTACAACACTACAATAGCTGCTGGTAAAGGGATGTTAGTTCAAACGACTAGCACCTTAAATACATATACATATCACAGGCTTGTTGTAGATGAAGCAGGTGTTGCTAATGCTCAGTCCTTAGTATCTGACTTTAACGAAAGATATCGTACTGGTTCTTCTAACCCTACATCCTCTCTAGATGACGGAGATTTATTCTTCAATACTTCATCTAATAAGATGTTGGTCTATAACGCTAGTGATAGTTCATGGGACGATGTTCAGTCTGTAGGTAACTACTTTATAAATACAATATCTAGTTACTCAGGTACTGGTGGTAATAGTGCAACATTCAATGGATCAGCTTATAGATTCGTTTTATCAAATGCAGGTACTTATGCACAACAACATCTTGTTAGCATCAATGGAGTCATTCAAAAACCTAATGCTGGAACCAGTCAGCCATCAGAAGGATTTGCTATCGACGGTAGCTCTATTATCTTTTCTAATGCCCCCGCTAGTGGTGCTGATTATTTCATCATTACTATTGGAGCAGCAGTAAATATTGGTACTCCTGGTAACAACACAGTAAGTACAGCTACTTTACAGAACTTAGCAGTAACAGGAGATAAGATAGCTACTAACTTAGACCTAGCAGATGATAAGAAGATTCGCTTTGGTACAGGGAATGATTTAGAACTCTACAGTGATGGTACGGATTCATATATCTCGCATACATCAGGTGACTTATATCTATATGGTGTTGGTACTAGTGACGATATCTATATTTGGTCTAAAGATGATATCTATTTATCTCCTCAAGATGGTGAAAGTGGTATAAAGGTTAGCGGAAACGGATCCGTAGAACTCTATTACGATAACGTA